TCCATTGCTGAGAATGGTGAGCCTGGGTTGGTGTGGCTTGACAATATGCGCGGTTTCGGACGTATGAAAGATCCGCGTGACGATAAGGACCATAGAGCGATGGGCTCCAATCCGTGTGTGGAGCAAACATTGGAGTCTTATGAGTTGTGTACTCTGGTTGAGACGTACCCAGCTAAGCACGCAAATGCCAAAGACTTCCATGAAACACTGAAAGTGGCGTATTTGTACGCAAAAACAGTGTCGTTGATTGCCACGCACAATGTGAGAACCAACACAGTGATGTGTCGTAACCGCCGTATTGGGACTTCTCAGTCTGGTGTCGTAGACGCGATTGCGAAATTTGGTAGGCATTATTACCAAAAAAATATGCTAGACCATGCATACGAGAAGGTGCAGCATTATGACGAGGTATATAGCGACTGGCTTGGGGTGCCGAGGTCCATTAAGACAACATCTGTAAAGCCTAGTGGTACCGTTTCGTTGCTGGCTAATGTATCACCAGGCATCCACTACCCCAAAGTGCGGTATGGGTACAGGACGATGCGGTTGGCTAAAGAATCGTCCCTTGTACCAATTTTGAGAGAGGCTAACTATCGAATAGAGAACTCAGTTACAGACCCGCTTAGGACCGTAGTGGCCTACTTCCCAATTTTGGGTAGGGAAGAAGTGCCTTGTGAGTCTGACAGCAGCATATGGGAGCAGTTCACCAACGCCGTCATGATGCAAAAATATTGGGCAGATAACCAAGTGTCTGTAACTGTCTCTTTCAAAAAAGACGAGGTGAAGGACATTGCTAAGTGTTTGTCAACGTTCGATTCAGAGTTGAAGGGGCTTAGTCTGTTGCCTTTGATGGACCACGGATATCAGCAAGCACCGTATATACACGCCAACAAAGATGAGGTTGTTGAGTATATGAGATCTCTGCTGCCGTTGGATATGACTAGAATGCACCAACTCGATGAAGGCGACAATGCAGAGTCAAATAAGTTCTGCGATGGTGAAAGCTGTATGATCTAAACCAAACATACGGGGCACGGACGCCCACAACCGGGAGAAATGTATGGTCAAAGTACCACCAATCAACCTAGTAAACATCGATTCTGTGTACTATCTGCTGTTAAACTACCCGTGGTTGCTTGCTGATAAGCAAAAAGAACCTGTGGTATAATCCGCGTCTCAAGTTACAACAGGAGCAAATTATGGCCGACACTCTCGAAAAAGACGTTGATCTTAGCACTGATCGTGATGTTTCCCGCGGTGTAGAGCGTTCCAGTTATACTGGTTCTGACGACAAGTCTAAAAGTTTTGGTAGCACTACTAACCTCGACAATAAGGTTGATGTTGGTGAAGCGGAGCATGCTGCCGCTGGCCTGGCCAAATTTGGCAGCACTAGCGACGATGTAGTACGTGCAGCTCAACTGCAATATCTGCGCCACGCCGAAGAAATGTTTGACCGGCGTACTCGCCGCGAAGATGAGTTAGCTGTTATCCGTCAACGTCAGCTTAGTCAGGCTGCTGATTACGACCAACAGACCAGGGAGCTATATACTAGCCATGCCAAGTCTCGCAACAGTCAGGATGTGCGTCACCAAGATGTTGCATCAGACCGAATCTGGAACGTTGATGAGCAGGGATATCAGGTGGCAAAAATCTTGGAAGGTTTAGGTGTTGACAACCGGGCGGTGTTCGCTGTGATGTTGGATACACTATCTAAGATGGTCGATAAAGGCTAAAGAGGAGTATTAGCAGGGCTTTATAGACTGCTAGAAAGAACCCCCTAAAATGTTTTTGGGGGGTTCAACAACGGATTGTATTTTAATGACCCGCAATGGGTGTTAACCAAAAAACATGCTCAAAAAGAGGTGTAATACTATGCTACGCAACATGTTCGACACATTCGATATGTATGATGACAAAGAGCTAGAAGCAATGCTGGGTTTCCCAACATCTCGGGATTCGTTCCCTCCATACGATGTGTACTCATATGAAGACGGTTCGGCTAAAGCGGTAGTGGCCGTTGCTGGGTATACCCGTGACGACATCAAAGTAACGGTGGATGGTAGCCTGCTTGATGTAGAAGGAGCCAGAGCGAACGAGGATGAAGAAGGTGCATATTGTGCCCATCGTGGCATCGCGCGTCGATCTTTCAAACTTCGGTTCCGTTTCAGTGATAAGCTGATGCCAGGCTCCGTTGAGTTAGAAGATGGTCTACTGACTATTTTCTGGGATGTAAACAAGGAGAAAGCTCCAAAAGAGCTATCAATCCTGTGACACACAGAAGTCACTAAACATGATAGGATATGTGTATAGTGACAACTACACGAGGTAGGTAGAGGTTTGGGGGGCGCCGCAGCCCCCCACCTCACAATAATATGCCAATACTAAACGGATCAACACTACTAGCAAGAGCAAGGCGGCACGCAGATGATACTGTTGAGCCTTACTTCCTAGATGATACTGAGATGTATCAATATATCTCAGAAGCTGAGCGAGCCCTTGCTGTATCTGGCCGGTGGTTACGATCTGTAATCGAATACAACATCTCTAAGGATGACCGATGGTTAAGCCTTGGGAGTTCACCCGAACTGATAGAAGTTCGAGATGGTGTGTTGGTAGATAGCGATGCTAACCGGTATCCATTGAGCTTCCTCGGTACAATAGACTACGCACCAACTGCTTCTGAGTCCCGGAGCAGCGACTACGGCAACATTACGCATAGTGGCAAGCTGAAACCAGGGAGACCAACTGCGTTGGTATTGGGTAAGCAGACAAACCAGGCCGAACTAGCGCCTGTATCAAATGGCGAGTATACAATTGAGTTATCTGTCATCCACTACCCTAAGTATGGTATCGAGCTAGAAACCGATGAGCCATCTATCCCAGAACGGCATCACCAAGCTATCGCTGTGGGTGCTGCACTGTTTGCGTTAGAAGGCAGCGAGCATGAGCACTTAAACCACAAAATTTCAAGCCTAAATGCTGCCTGGCAGCGAGCACTCATACGGGCATCCGAAGAGTCTGGTAACCTCAACCATGACCACGGTACCGTCCATTTCTCAAACGATCTATGGTGACGCATGGCTACGGACCGTGATGTAGTAAAAGACAACCGCGAAGTTTATGAGTGGGTTCGTGATAATGGCCATGCTGAGTTCGTTGCCCTAGCAGCAGAATGTGATGCCTTCACGGCTGGCGACCAGTGGGACCCCCGTGTAAAATCTAAACTAGCTAGGAGACGCAAACCACACCTAACAATCAACAAGGTGTTGGCTACTGTCGCATCGTTGATGGGAGAACATCTGGTTCGGCGCGGGGATGTGGCGTTCCGACCTGCTGTCGGTGGCCGACCCGATACAGCGATGGCACTAGACAAGCTGTGGGTGAACTTTGCTCACACCCAAAACTATGAGTGGAGAGAGTTGGGTGCGTTCGTAGACGATCGATTTTGATGAAAACATGCGCGGGGAGCCCGTGCTGTCGTACATAAACAGCAAGGACGTGATGCTGTATCCCGGAGATTACGGCATGGACCCCGATGACTGGACAGGCGTCATGCTGTCCCGATGGCTATCACCACGCGACATAGCAGAGATATATGGGGTGAAGCTAGGGGAGGTGTTAGCCTTCGCTGATAGCGATAACATGGGTCTAGACTACATCGATTGGCGTAAGGACTCGTTTGGCAACCCACTGTACGACTCAACGATGAATGACTCTTCGCAGCGTGCTAAGTATCGGTTGCTGCGGGTGCTGGAGAGGCAAGAGTGGGAGTACAAAGTCGTAGATTGCTTTGTACAGATGCAGACAGGAGAGACTAGAGAGATACCCGACACATGGGACAACGAGCGGATTCAGATGGCGTTGGCACAGCATGGGTACGGTGTGGTGCGGCGTAAAGTCAGGAAGATTAACTGGGCTGTTTCTGTTGGTGACATAAAACTGCACAACGCAATTAGTCCATATAGTCATTTTACACCTATCCCTTACTTTCCATTTATCATCGGCGGCAAGCCCATCGGTATTGTTGAGCAACTACGTGACCCGCAGAACCTACTCAACAAGACGCTCTCACAAGAGCTGCACATCGTTGCGGGTATTGCCAACAGCGGTTTCAAAGTAAAGAAGGGTTCACTGTCAAATATGACAGCGGACCAGTTACAGGAGCGCGGCGGTGAAGACGGGTTGGTGATCGAGGTTACCGGTTCACTTGCGGACGTAGATAAACTACAACCAAACCAAGTGCCTACTGGGTTAGATCGGCTGTCATATAAGGCTGGCGAGATGATGCAGCAGATATCGCTGGTGAACGACAGTCTCCAGGGCCTGAACCGAGCCGATGAAGCTGGCAGGGCTATTCAAGAGAAAGCGACGCAGGGTGCTACGTCTCTAAGTCCCATTTACTCATCGCTCGATCAGACCCGAGCTATGGTCGCACGCAACTGGTTGGACCTAACCCAACATTACGTGACCGAAGAGCGGATGTATTATGTCACAGGGAAGGCGCGCACAGCTGAGCCGGAGCAGGTTCAAGTTAATGCAGAGCAGGAAGACGGCTCATTCCTGAATGATCTCACTGTCGGGGAGTATGCTGTACATATCAGTAATGTTCAGGCACGTGATACATACGACATGAATCAGTTCGATATCATGATGCAATCCATCCGCGAAGGAGCGCCGATACCGTGGTCTGAGGTCATCAACAGCTTGACTATCCTGGAGAATAAGGATGCTATAGTTCAGTTCTTGAAGGATCAGGAGGGACGCTCTGATCCTAGTGAAGCCGAGCAACAGGCTCAAGAACTAGAACAACGCAAGATGGAAGCCGAGGCGCGCGATCTGGAAGCCAGCGCTACAGTCAAAGAGGCGCAGGCAGATCGGGCACGGATCGAGTCAGCCAAGAAAATCGGGGAGGATGATGGTAGCGAGAAGGACGCAGCGAAGCTGGAGATGGAGTTTGAGCGGATGCGCCAAGAATTTGACATGAAGCAGAAGGAGGCCGAAGCTAAGCTACAACAGATGTTGATGAAAGCGGATATTGATGCTAAACTAGCCGAAGAAAAGTTGGCAAACCAACGCGAAGAGAACGCCATGCGCTTAGAGATGATGCGCGAAAAGCATAATTTAGAGTTGGCTAAGATGCGGGCTCAGGTAGAAGCAACCCGTGCTGCCAACGAGATGAAGGCTGAAGAGGCTGATATAAAATTGACATCTGCTGAGGAGCAGGCAGAGATCCAACGAAGGCAGGCCGAACAAAAACTGGATTTGGATAGGCAGGCCGCTAACCGCAAAGAGGGTGATACCGATGAATGACACTATGAGCGTTGACCTGACCGACTGGTTTGAGAGCGTTTGGGACCAGTATATGGGCATCTTGGAGGCAGCATCTCAGTCTGATGATCCACGCCGCGAGGATGTAATGAATCAAGCCACCGCGGGTTTGGAGCGGCTGAGTGAGCTTAACGAACAGTACAGTCTAGGAGCGCAGGTATAAACATGAGTGTTCAAGCATTGAACGTAGATGATCTAAAGGATGAGGACTTCATCATCGAACCAGAGGATGAGATCGCCAGGCTAGCATCGATGGCCGATGCGCCTTCATCTGAAGGCGCTCCCGAAGGTGCTGAGAATGATAGCGGTGAAACGCCTGCGGTAGAGGCTCATACAGAGGGCGAGGAGGGGTCAAAGACGCCTCAAGAAGGTGAAGCTGAGCGGCCAGAAGTTGGCGCTGAATCAACCCCGGCAGAGGCTGTTGATGATACTAAGAGCGTGCTGGATGAGCTACGTGCTGAGAAAGATCGGCTACGTGAGCAGCTCATTCGGATGGAGGAGCGGGCTAAGCTGACCGATGAGCAGCTATCTAAGCTCTCGCAGGAGCAGGCTGCTCAGAGCCAACAGCAACAGCAGGAGGAAGAGCAGGGTCCTACAGCTGAGGAGATCCTCGCGTATGTAGATGATCAGATCATCTCTCTGGAGGAGAAGATTGATCAGGCGAAGGAGGAAGCACCAGATCAGGTCAGAGAGCTGCGTGCTCAGAAGCGGCAGCTGGAGCGGTACCAGGACGACTTCCGCACACAGCAGCAGGAGATGGCCATGCAGCAGGCGCAGGAAGCGTCTAGGGTGGACCCAAATGAGATCGCAGAAGAGGTTCAGTACAAACAGCGGTATGACAACACACGCGAAGCCATCTTGCGGGAGTACCCACTCCTAGATAAGAGTAACAAGGACATCTATAATCAGGACATGGTGGACGCAGTGATGGAGTTCTACGGACCAATGGTCGATAAAGGGAATGACCCCATCGAAGCGCTGTCCAAATCAACCGTTATGGTGATGCGAGCCAACAACATACCATCTGTTAGCGAGTATATGGAGAGGCAGAAGGCTGCTAAGGAGGATAAGCAGGAAGGCAAAAAAGCTGAGGAGAAGGACGAGAAGAAGTCAACAAGCGCCGAGCGCAAACAAGAAGCTGTCGAGCGTAATGTACAGGCGGCACAGAGTCAGCCGCCGAATATCTCGGGTACTGGCAAGCCCAACGATGCAACGGTACAGTATGACTTCGATAAGATGTCAACTAAGGAGTTTGAGCAGCTTATGGAGCAGGAGGATCAGATCCTCAAATCTCTCGAAATGTACAACGAGTAATACCTTAGGGCTGTGCATAACAACCCTCCTTGCCCGCCACTGGCGGGCTTTTTTTATGCCTTGTGGTTTCTATTAACACAAATTGTAAAAAAGTGGTATAATTACCTCATAAAATCTTATTCACCAAGCAATTTTTGGGGTAATTCACTATGGCTACATCTTACGATGTCGGTATTAACGTCGAACAGATCAAGTATTTCCAAAAGAAATACGCTACTCAACTCCGTCGTATGTCTCTTGCAGAGCAGCTGTCCAGCGAAGGTGCTGGTGATGTTGTTCAGAAAGTGACCGACCTTCAGAACACTTCCTGGGGCCAAGAGGTCGTACTGACCATGGTGCCAGATAGCCACGGTTACGGTGTTGTGGGTGATAACCGCCTGCAGGATCGTGAAGACGCTATCACCTCCTATGACCAGCGTCTGACCTACGATCGATTCCGCCGGGCCTTCATCAACGAGGGTGCTGAGGCAGATCGTAATACCTGGCTGAAGTTCGCCCAGCTTGCTACTGAGCAGCTAACCTTCTGGCAGCGCGACATGCGCGACCGCCTCCTGATCAACACCCTCAGTGGTATCGGCTACGAATTTGAAGTCGATGGTTCCTCACGCGACGCCTCCTGTGAGTGGCCTCAAGCTCGGTTCGCTGACCACGTTGCGCCACCTTCTGCTAACCGTCATTTCCAGATTACGGACGATACGGGTACTATTGGCGACGTTGATCACTCTAGTCTTCTTGCGGCTCACGTGCCGAAGTGGGGTACTTTCATCGACATGCGCGCCATGCTACCGATGTACCGCATTAAGCCCGTCCGTGGTAAGTATGGTAATGGTTCCGACCTGTATGTTTGCCTAGTGCATCCATACACCATGGCTCAGCTCAAGAAGGATGACGATTTCCAGAAGAACTGGCGCGATGCGCTGGCTCGCGGCGAGAAGAACCCGCTCTTCATGGGCGCAGAGACCTATCTAGTCGATGGTATTCTGCTGATCTCTCATCCATATGTGTACAGCACCATTGGTACTGCCTCTAAGTGGGGTGGTGGTAGCATTGACGGTACTCGTGCTCTGTTCCTGGGTGCTCAGGCTCTGGGTATGGTCGAGCTTGGTAGTCCTACCTTCAAGACTCGTTACGACGATTACGACAACCGCATGGGCATCAGCGCCTCTGTCCGCTTCGGTATGAAGAAGCTACAGTGGCCCGATCAGTACGCCAGTGCTGACAACGCTGGTGAAGACTTCGGTGTGGTCTCCCTAGACTTCGCCATCAGCCCAGTCGGTAACGCACCTTACCGGGTGTAACTGTTGAGTACCACGCCCTCATCGGGCGTGGTATAATGCCGTATCTTGATTAATGAGGTAAACTACTATGGAACGAAAAGACATTGACACTCGGCGTCAAAGCGTACTCTATGCAGAGCAAGAGTTCTCTTTTGCCGATCTAACCAGCGGCACCGCTGAACCTGTTATCTATCTGAAGCCAGGAACCCGTGTTCTGCGTGGTTTTCTGGATATCACAGAGGCGTTCGACTCCGGCACGTCTGATAGTCTGACGGTGGGCGACACGCTCGCAGATGACGTTGACAAGTACCTAGGTGCCACCGATGGGCAGGCCGCTGCGCTGACTGCGTTCACTGCACCTCCTATCACAGATGGTGTGATCGGTACTGGTGAAGCACTAACTGTTACTTGGACTGGTGATGGTACCGCAGCTACCGCAGGTAAGGGCGTCGTCGCTATTGAGTATGTGGAAGATGGTCGTCAGACCGAAGTGCATACTTACCGCGGCTGAGGTGACTGATGATTAAGTACAAAGGTGCTTTTGACGACGTTATTAAAGCCCGTTCAGGGCATGTAGTTCGGTTCACGAAAGGTGAAGAGACTATGGTCCCTGAGGTTGACGCAGTGCTGAAGGCAGTGCGTCTGGCCGGGCACACTCTGGTGAAAGAAGAGGTAGCTCCTGTTAAGGAGAAACCAACGCCAACACCAATTCGTCGCAAAACTGCAAGTAATACGGAGCCCAAAAGCACCGATACTTAACAACTTAGTAGGTTAGTAGCCCGAAGAACCCAGTTCGTATGTTATAATACGGACTGGGTTTTTACTTTAAGGACCGCGCGCAATGAATCCAATCTTAGTTAATATTTTGTTGATGATCGTAAAACGGATAGTTGGGTATCTGTGGAACATCGTAGAGCCCCTGGTGCATGTGTATGCGACCCGTGAGGATCTATCAGGGGAGGAGAAGCAGCAAATGGTCCGCGAGGCTGTCGCAGCTAGAGCCCCTGGTGCTAAGGCCGTTTTGATCAACCTAGCCATCGAAGCCGCAGTCCTGGCTATGCGCAAATGAACACCAGATATATAAAACGTGGTGACACTTGGTCCGAAATCATCACATGGGTGGATGAGGAGACTGGAACACCAATCGATATCACTGATGCTGAGATACGCACGCAGCTTAGGGATAAGAAATCTGGTGAATTAGCAGTAAGTGCTGGTACCGATACTGGCGAGATCACGATCACTGACGCAGTTAACGGGGTTGCCACACAACGCGTGGAGGCTTCAGTGATGGAGGGGGTTGCACCACGTAAGTACAGCTGTGATATAGAGATCACATACAGCGATGGTTATGTACAATCCACCCCAACTTTTATTGTTGTGGTAGAGGAAGACATCACGTATGAATAAGGTTTCAGTTACCTCCACTTCTACTAAAGTTACAGTAGAGACTCCTCCCAAACCAGGTGTGTCGTTGCTGACACAACCTGCGTCTATCCGCGTATCACCAGGTGGTAATCGGGTCAATGTGACCACAGGTCTGCAAGGGCCTCCCGGCATTGGCGTCGATCAATCTTTTGAGGTAACGAGCAAGAATCTAAAGGCATACCCAGCAGCACTCACTTGGACTAACGGCCAGCTTACAAGTATGGAGTACAGCTTAGGCGGCGGGCTTTCGGTCACAAAAACACTGAACTACTCAGGCGGTCAACTAGACAGCATCGTGTTGAGCGGTGATACCCCCGGCGGGATCAATCTCACGAAAAGCCTGACCTGGGTAAACGGTACTCTAACAGAAGTGAGTTACAGCTGATGGCGATAACAATATCCAATTCACAGACTATTGGCACACTGTATGCCGCTAATACAAGCGCAATTTCACGGCAAGGCACAAGTCAGCATTATCAGTACTATGTAAATGATAGTATTGTTATCAATTCTGGCGGCTCGCTGGTGTGTGAGGATGCCGATGTCTACTTCAACGGCGGCAACGATGCTGAGCCTTCGCCCTTGTATGTGAAGGAAGGGGGCAGTTTTCGCTTTGGGAACTACAACAACGGCAACCCCGACCGTGGTGGGGCGCTACACTTTTATTCCTCTTATGCGGGCGGCACATCTATAGACCTGTTCGGGGGCGGCGGCGGCGCCGACGTGGATATTGGCACGGTGGAGATATACGCGGCGGTCGTGTCGGGCACCGCGCCGAACGCAGATTTTCATTTTTTTGGCCGGACATACAACGCAGCGCAAGATAATGTCTTTAAAATGAAAAACTGCATACTCAACAAGTTCCAAGGCGGTTTTAGGGTTTCGGGACCCAGCAGTTTTATTGAGGATGTCTATGTAGTGGGGGACGACCAAGTAAACGGCCCATTCACCACGGCGGGCACGATTGCCAATTTTGAAAATGTGCAGGTTGTAGGTGGGCAACAAGCATTATATTTCAACGGTCAGTTTGGCGATGCAGTTATAAGAAATGTAATAAGTCGCAACAATGTAAAGAGCGGTCGGCTCATCCATTTTGATTTGCCGTCTGCCGCGCTTCAAGTTATAGATTCAAATTTGGGGAGCTGGGATTTTGACTGGGACATTGGTTCGGAAGACGTCACTGTAAACCGCGACTACACCTTCAACAAGACCTTCCTGAAGTCCAGCGACAGCGCCGCGCTTGAGGGCTTGCGCGTCTATGTGGAGGACTCCACGGGAGCGCAGGCCACAAACACCACCACGGACGCAGGCGGGGCGATTGCGGAGCAAATCCTGCGCATGGGGTACTACAACGGGAACAACACCCTGGTGCCCCGCACGCCGCATGTCGTGAAATACCGCAAGTACGGCTACGCCTTCACGGAGCTGTCCATCAATATGAACGCGCCCGTCGCGTCTACGGATTATATCAATGACAACCCCTACACGGCGGCGGACGAAACAACAGTAGCTTCTTATTCAAGCAAATTCTCCATAAATTGGCCAAACCGAGTCATCACAGTTACAGGGAACACAACTCCGCAGGAGATGTATGATTACACTCAGTATGCAGCAACACAAGCTGCAAATCTTCAGCACGCTGAGTTAATGGAGACCTCGGATGGAAAAGCCTTCACACTTAACAACGCACGTATCGTCATTGCGGCAGGCGGGGCGTTGACTATCAACCCCGAGACCTCATCGCTGGTTTTCCTTGACGATGCGCCTTTTCCGTGCATCACAAATAACGGGACTCTACAGCTGGGCGTGAAGACTGGCGATGCCTATACATCAGGCACAGCGCTGCGGTGCGAGCACATATCAGACGTTGCGTATTCCCCAAGTAGCAGTGGCCTGCTCTACACAAGCGAAAATGGCGCGGCTTTTTATGCCTACGGAGCAACGATTGAGACTAAGGCAGTATTAGGCATTTTGGGGAGCGACGAACTGACTCGCAGTGGCACAGTGCTG